ACTCGCAGGAGCAGTTCGAGAAATTCGTCGATGCCGTGACGATGGAATCGAAAATGTTCGATACGCGTACGAAGCTCATCGGCAATTCTGCAACAGCGGAGCGTACCGCAGCGGACGCGGCGCTTGGCGCGGATGTCGAGGCAGCTAGCCACGGCGCTGGAGCGGTGAAAAATGCCCTCTCAGGGCACTATTGGGCCGCTGCCCGCGACGCATGGCGCGCAAGGCAGGCGCTCGGTTGGCGCAAGAACCAGGCGCTCAATGCCGAAATCGCGAAGCTCTTATTCGATCCGTCGCTGACCCACAATGCGCTGCGGTCGGGCGCGGGGTCGCGACTGCTCTCGAATTTTCCGGGGCCGAGCACTCAAAATTACCTCGCGCAGATGACGCGACAGCGCTATCTGGCGCCGGCGGCTGGTGCGGCCGCCCCGGTGCTTCTCAATCCTGGGGCGAACCAGTGACATCAGCGTCGCGCCCCGAATGGTACCTCGCGCGTATCTGGATCGATCGGCAGGCAAGCGTTGCGGCCATTGCATCCGGCTGCGCGGTGCTTGCAAAGTTGAGGCAAGACGACGCCGAATGTGAGGAGCTTTTCGAGAGCCTGCGCGCCGGCGAGGTGAGGATCGAGGATGTTCTGGCCGAAATAGGTGATGCGTGAGCGAGCCTGCGGCCGATTCCGACGAGGAGTCCCGAGCAACGCTGACTGCAAAGCAGCAGTGCTTCGTTGCCGAATATCTCGTTGATTTGAACGCGACGCAGGCCGCCATCCGCGCTGGCTACAGCGAAAACACCGCCGCGGTGATAGGGTACGAGAACCTTACCAAGCCGCCTATCCAAGCCGCGATCGCCGCGGCCATGGCGGATCGCGCAAAACGCACCGAAGTCACCCAGGACCGCGTTGTCAAGGAGCTCGCCAAGATCGGCTTTGCCAACATGAAAAACTACATGCGGGCTGGGGGCGATGGTGACCCCTACTTGGATTTCAGCGTATTGACGGAGGATCAAACGGCCGCCCTCGCGGAGGTCACTGTCGATGACTACGTCGACGGCCGCGGCGAGAATGCACGCGCGGTCAAACGGGTTAAGTTCAAACTGCACGATAAGCGGGCGGCGCTGGTGGATCTCGGCCGGCACCTCGGAATCTTCAAGGACAAGATCGAACATAGCGGATCCCTCACTCTCGAGCAGGCTCTCGAAAAGATCGGGCGCTGATGTCCGCGCATCTCGACTTCGAAAAACTGCGCCGGGTTTGCGATGACCTCCCCCTGTTCGCCGAGACCTATCTCAAGATCAAGGACAAGTCGGGCAAACTGGTGCCGCTCAAGTTCAACCGCTCACAACAGCACCTCCACGAACGCCTCGAAGCGCAGAAGAAGCGCACCGGCAAGGTCCGCGCGATCATCGCAAAGGGCCGACAGACGACGATCTCGACCTATGTGAGTTCGCGGTTCTACCACAAGACCGCGATGAACCGCGGCATTCAGACCTTCATCCTGACGCACGAGCAGGATGCTACGGATAACCTTTTTCACATGGTCACACGGTTTCACGAGCACTCACTTCTGCGGCCGTCGACCGGCGCATCGAACGCCAAGGAGCTGTATTTCGATGTGCTCGATTCAGGCTATTCGGTCGGCACGGCGGGCAACAAAGCAGTTGGAAGGTCGAAAACCGTCCAACTCTTTGACGGTTCTGAGGTTGCGTTCTGGGCGAATGCGCGAGAGCACTTCGCTGGCGTCGTGCAAGCGGTCCCCGATCTACCGGGCACTGAAATCATCCTTGAGTCCACCGGTAACGGTGTCGGAGGTGAATTTCACGAGCGCTGGCAGCAGGCAGAAGTCGGGGTCGGCGATTATGAGGCGATCTTTCTTCCCTGGTTCTGGTCCGAGGAGTACCGGCGCCCTCTCCCGCCCGGCTTTCAGCTCGACGACGAAGAGGCCGAGTATGCCAAGCAATACCGCCTCACCCTCGAGCAGATGGCCTGGCGGCGCGCCAAGATCCAAGAGCTCAAGGACCCAATCTTGTTCAAGCAGGAATATCCCGCGAGCGCCGCGGAGGCGTTCCAATTCACGGGTCACGATTCGTTCATCAAACCGGAGGACGTCGTCCGAGCCCGCAAGAATACGTGCGAGGGCATCGGTGCACTCGTGATCGGTGCTGATCCGGCGCGGTTTGGTGATGACCGGTTCAGTTTGGCGTGGCGCAAAGGTCGGAAAGTTTCCAAGGTCGAGAGCCGCCACAAAGTTGGCACGGTTCAGGGAGCGCACTGGATCAAGCAGGTAATCGACGTCGATAAGCCGGCTCGTGTGTTCATCGACCTCGGCGGTGTGGGCGCTGGTACGTTCGATATTCTCGTGTCCTGGGGTGCGCCCTACGACAAGATCGTAATAGGGGTGAATTTCGGCGGCGCGCCGCGCGAGCCGATCAAGTATCTGCCCGATGGCACGAAGCAGCCGGGACCCAAGAATCGCCGCTCAGAGATCTGGGAGTCATCTCGCGATTGGCTGACGCAAGACGGGGGCGTTGATATCCCCGACGACGACTCCCTGCAGGCCGACGCCTGCGCGCCCGGCTATCACTACGACCTGGACCAGCGCTTGCAGCTCGAGAGTAAGGAGCACATGCGCTCACGCGGCATTCGCTCACCAGACGAGTGGGACGCCGTGGCGCTCACGTTTGCCGAGCCGGTAAAGACACCGGTCGAGCGTATCGGCAGGGTCTCCACGCAACCGTCGGGGGGCACGTGGATGGCAAATTGACGCTCGATGAGATCGCACGCTTGCTCTACCGGAACGAGATCAATTTCAGCATCTCGTGTTTTTGGGACGGCGGGTTCGATGTGACATTGGGTGACGCAATCAACGGCTTCAAGGCCAAGGAGAATTTCGACACGTTGCCCGAATGTACGGCGTGGCTCGAAGTTAGCGCGCGAAAGTTCTATCCCAAAGCTTTTTGAAATAGGAGTGAAGCAAATGCGAATGATTGAAACCGAATTGGTGTTGCATCTCGATAAAGACCAGGTCAGAGAACTCGGTCTCGACGATGCGCTCGAGGCGGGCGACAAGTGCGCGGTGAAGGGTATCGCCGAGGTCACAAAGGCCAAGCGCCCCGATGTTCAGGGGTATGGCCCGGGAACGCTCGAATTGAAGATCACCAAGATCACCGTGGATGCTCCCGAGGCCGAGGAACCCATGACGGATTACGCCAAGCGCCGCAACGCGGAAATGCGCGAGCGCTAAACTGCCGGCGTCTTCGCGCTCACCAATTCGCGCAGCAGCATTCGAGCGACACTCAGGCCCGTGCCACCGCCGATCTGAGTGCATAGCTCCCTTGAGCCGGGATTGAGACTCAATCTGACGGTAACCATGTCGCTCTCCACGTAGTACCGCCCTTTGTGGTCTTTTCCGTCGATTTCCGCAGAAAACTCAGTCCATTTGGATTCGTGTTTCCGGCGCATAGATCCTCCCGAATTAGCGAACTCCTGATGCCGCACAGCGGCATACGAGGCCACGCTTTAAGGCTGGCTCGCGATTATGCTACTAGCTTAGATCTTCATTGGAGTCGGAGCGATGTTTAAGGAAAAATATCGTGATGTGAGGGTCGACGTCGCAGTGCGGGAGGGAGCCGAATTCGCCAGGCTCCTGCGAATCTGGGGATGGGTATTCGGCGGAATAGGCACGACCATACTAGCCGGCATGGCCTTCGTCGGCGTTCCCTCGCCCTGGTTGATCGTCACCAGCTTCGGAATGATTGTCGTATTGTTGGTTCAAGCGCTCGCAAATATCGTTGAGCGCAACACTGCCGCGCTTTCGTACCTGGAGGCGGTGTGCGCGCAAATCGATGACCGAACGGAGCGAATGCACTGGGATATGCCGACTCCGGGCGGGAGTCACTAAAATAACCGTTGGGCGCACGCGATAGCTAACTCGCCGGATCCGGCCAGCGCTACCACCCATTTCGGTTCCGGACTAGCAGATCGGACGATCTGACTTGGCGCTCATGCGCTTACGTGCTCATTGACTCACATGCTCAGCAGGTGTAGGCTGCTGGTATGAAAAAAAAAGCGCCGTCGGCGGAGCAGAAAGGAAAGGTAATGGTCTCCGAACGCGGGCTGATTCAGCGGATCAACCGCGCATTGGCAAAGCAAGACGAGTGTCTCAAAAAATCTCGGCCAGGGAGTCGCATGGAGATTGATTACGGGACGTACTACTCCGTCAATTTGCGAACCAACAATATCGCTCAGGCGTGGAACGACCTCGAGAAGCTCGGGCGCGATCTTGAGGTGCTTAAGCAATATGAGGCGCTCGCCAAATGAAAGATTCCGTGACCGTTCGCTGGCTCACAAGCGCGCGATCATACCCGAGCCGGCGGCGGGGTCCGTTCTCGCCGTTCCGTGTAAAACGAGCCACGGTCAATGACCAAAGGCTTGCCTTACTTGCCCACGGGTGAATAAACGTCGCCTCGGATACAAGGCATGGCATGGTGACGAGTGAGCTAAGGCGCGGGGGCTTGGGCCCCTAGCGCGACCGAGAAAAGGGG